GGGCCTTGCTGCTAACAACAGCTATACTAGGGCCTACAGCCTTAGCCATGTTTCGCTTTTTGAAGCGGAATATGTCTAGGGAGAAGGTAATCCTAGGGACTTCTCATCATGAGAAGGTCTACTAAGTAACGAGAGATCCGTCTCTCTGCACTTGTAAAGATCCTGCTAACCTACTACCGTCGTAAGACGGAATGTTAGGTAGTTTAGTAGTATCTTTTAGCGCGGTTGGTGAATGTATTGCCAACCGATTGATGTGGATTTTCCACCCCTCTCTCGAGGGACCTTAATCGGTATCAGCTGATACCAGGAGTCACTTTACTATGTCTGTAATTTCAGATAGAAACAAGCGTATAGCTCAATCTCCGCGTCACTTCGTTAATTCGAAGTGGTTCGTGATGGGGCTGGATCATATTAACAGTAAAAACAACGGTGTTGACGCTTCCGAAATGGAGCGTTTTCGTCGTGCATTTTTACACTCTTTCCCCTTTACGGGGGTGCGTCATGACGATTAAAGTCATGGCGGACGAGACTGTCTATCATCCTCCATCCGGCCGAACGATTTACAAAAATCATAAGGTTGCGGATAGAAGGAAATTGACAGGTTATTATGAACTGGTGCGTAAGAAGGTAAAACTTCCTATGCTACCGTACTCTGTTTCAAGTAGTAAAATGACAAGTCCTGTGGTGACTTGTAGTAAATACTCTAGTTGGCGTTATATCAACGTCTACAACAGTATGCCTACAATCTCACCTCCTACTGAAGCTTATACTCACTCGAACGCTAAAGCAATAGAGAATTTTTATTCTAATGCTAAATCGTTCGAATCACAATTGGCAGTCACAGCTGCTGAGTTCCCAAAAACGGTAACGTTAATTAAGGACTCAGCAACAAGGCTGTTCAATGTGTATAAGAAGCTCAAACGGTTCGATGTCTATGGCGCTGTAAAAGCGCTTGGCCTCGACGTTCGGTCTTCTCGTGAGCTGGAGTTAATCCGGAAGCTGAATAAATCTTCTCGAAATTTCAGTCGTAAGACTGGACGGAACAAGTTCGCCGAATCGGCGTGGCTTGAACTGCAGTATGGCTGGAAACCTCTTTTATCGGAGGTTTCTAATGCCATGTCTGACTTTGAGAAGGCAGCAGAAATATCTAGCGTGTGGTTGACAGTTCGATCAGCATCTTCCCGTTCGGGGACTCATGATTCAGCCAATTTTGGCTATGAGCCCTCTAAGGGGATAACAGATGGATCGAGCTATAAAATCACCACTGGGTACGTTGCGTACTTTGAGGTAAACTCAGGTGTGCTTCATAACGTTACATCCTTGGGACTACTCAACATCGCTAGTGTAGGATGGGAGTTAGTCCCGTTTAGTTTCGTTGTCGATTGGTTTGTACCAATCGGCGACTGGCTAAACAGTTTGGATGCGTTGTCTGGCGTTACGTTCCGCTACGGGTGTAAATCCGTAAAAGAGCATAATGTCGTCAACTATCGTTATCCTGCTGGGGCTATTGCTTACAGGTATCAAGGTAACTGGCTGATGGATGAAGACGCTGTCCTTATTCGTATGGACGACGCCTTTACTCGTACAGTCATTACCCAACCACCTGCGGCGATAGATATGTTTCGCGTGAACCCCTTGAAAAAGGTGTTTTCCGTGACGCATAGTATCAGTGCAATAGCACTAATCTCATCTGTCTTGAAATAGACAGGCGGGGTTAGTGGAGGTACGGTGTTTTAGCACCGAAGCGAGCAATCCTGCTCACCCTGGCGAAAGCCAGTTAATCTCTATTTTGGAGATCACTCTTATGCCGCAGATTAGCGACATTGTCCTATATGACGGACAGGCGACACCAGTCGCCCAAACGTTTAACCCTACTTCAGTCGAAAAAGACTTGGTAACCCTGCATGAAAAATCAGACCCGGAAGGGTTTGGTATGATTACAGGATTTCCATCACTTTCGATTTCGCGTCGGTTGCCAACGGCAGCCAACACAAATTATAAAGTGATGGTAAAGGTTAAACTACCGATCGTTGAGGTTCCAACAGGAACCAATTCAGCCGGGTTTCAATCACCTTCTAAGGTGGTTGCAACATGTACCGCAAACCTGGAATTTATTATCCCAGGGATAGCTCTCGATGCCAGCAAAGCTGATTTATATGCATTCGTTCAGAATGCATTAGCTAACGCTGATATCGAGGATATCGTTAAAAATGCTTCGTTCTTGTATTAACTGCTCAGGTTTTTGGCTCCGTACGATTATTTCAATCGTATGGCGTCTTGTCAAAAGATACCGATAAACCCTAATTTGGGTTTATTTACATCGGTATCCTAGACGAACCTAGGTCGTTAATTAAAACTAACATTTTGAGGTACTTAACTATGAAATTGACCTTTCACAAGAAAAGTCTTGAGGCCGGCTTTCGCCGTCCTCTGCCTGGGATGTCTTTCGACAAACTCAGGGATTCCCTCTTGCCTTTCTTTGAGGCAGTTAACACACCTACATCCTTAGGTTTATGGTTATGTCTAAAGCATGGTGACGCGAAAGCGTACCTAGCCCACGACGTAAACCCTCTAAACTACCGCAACTCTCACGAGTTTCGGTTGGATTATCAGTGCGTTAAGTTACTTTCTAAGTATCCCGGTTTACCAACCGGTATCAATACTCGAGAAGTAGCAGAGAAAACGTTCATAGAATGCGAACGTCATTGTCGTGAAATCAACTCTGACATCATACGGACTGGCTTCTTTCAACGGTTTAACACCCGTAATGAAAGCGTAGAGCGCGCTGTAATCCACAGCGCGATACGAAAAATAAGCCACATCTTAGGTGATGCCCCAGAGTTGGAAGATCTACAATGCTCGTTCGGCCCGGGTCTGAACATCGGTCTATCTAATAATAAAACATCGTTATATGATAAACTGATACAAAGACCATCCGTCACAAAAGCTCTTGACGCGTTGCTAGCCCACAAGGGACAGCTCCACCCAGCTTGGGATGGTATACACTGTGAAAACAGCAGTATACCATCTGTGCCATTTACGTTGCTTTCGCAACGGGAAGTGGTGCCTGGTAGCAAATTGAGCTTTGTGCCCAAAAACGCTAAAACAGACCGCCCGATATGTGTAGAACCGTTAATAAACGGTTACTATCAATCGGGCATTGGTGACGCAATAAGAGCCCGGCTTGTAAAAGCCGGGTGCAATATGAGGGATCAAACTAAAAACCAACGTCTCTCCCAACTCGGGAGTATAACAGACGATTTGGCTACAGTTGATCTCTCATCTGCCTCTGACACAATCAGTTATATGGTTGTGTTAAACTTATTACCGTTACCCTGGTTTAGTCTCCTCGACATAACGCGAAGCCCTAGCTTTACCTACCAAGGTAAAGAATACCCTTTAGAGAAAATATCCTCTATGGGTAATGGCTTTACTTTCGAACTTGAGTCGTTGATTTTCTTGACTCTTGCTCGAAGTGCTTGTGAGCAGCTAAAACTGCCCACAAGCCAAGTAAACACTTATGGGGACGATATTATTATCCCCAGTGCTGCGTATGATCTGTTACATCGAGTTTTAGCAAAACTCGGTTTCACAGTAAATGAAGAGAAATCCTTCTCACACGGCCCCTTTCGGGAGTCGTGTGGTACGGATTGGTTTCTTGGTACACAGGTACGACCTGTTTTTCTTAAAGATGAGCCGACACCAGCAAAAGTAATGAGCTGGTGTAACACAATACGACGACAAGACACTTTTGGTGTCGAACCGTTATATGTATTGTGGGTAGCTTTAAGGTCACTCGTTCCAAAGATCTTCCTTTTCTTGGAGGGTCCTGACGATCAGGGTGATGGTCATTTCGTTGTTGCGCTTTCGGAGTACGGTCATAACCGTGCCCATCGTAAGCGTCGCAATGGGTGGGAGGGGATAGGGTTTTATACCCTATCAACCTCACCTAAACTTTATCGCAACAACGGTAGAGCGAATTATGCAATAGCATTGTATAACGCGCAAAACCCGAGTGAGTCACAAACACTATTTCCGAAGAATTGGAATGGAGTGTCTGTACGACGAGGTGAAGTTCGAGACTACCTGTCTAGGTCTTTCTCGTATTGGAAAGACGTTTCTGCGTGGTAGGTTTTCTACCCGCTTCTGAGAGATAATCTCGGTGGTTGGGCCCCTTGGACGGGGGTCCGAAATTCCTGGTGCTTG